CATTGCTCACTTTGAATTAGGTAAACAGAAGTTAGATTACTCAGAGTATGGTTCATTACATACACTTTATAAAAACAATTATGCAAAGTATCTAGAATATAATGTTCGTGATGTTGTTCTCGTAGAAGAACTAGAAGACAAACTAGGTTTCTTAGACTTGACTCAGGCAATGGCGTATGATGCCAAGTGTAATTACATCGACACATTTGGTATGGTTAAGTATTGGGAAACAATCATATACAACTTCTTAAAAGACCAAGGTGTTCAGACACCACCACAAAAGAAGAATGAGAACAAGACAAATCAGATAGTGGGTGCATATGTAAAAGAACCTATCACAGGTGGACATAATTGGGTAATGTCTTTTGACTTGAACTCACTTTATCCTCATTTGATTATGCAATGGAACATTTCGCCAGAGAAAATGATTAAGGGTAACAAACAAGATGCAACTGTAGATAAGATGTTGAATCAAGAGATGGACTTATCTATAGGCAAGAAGATGAATACTTCCATCGCACCTAATGGTGTTATGTTCTCTAGAGATAAACAAGGATTCTTTCCTGAGATTATGGAAATCATGTATGACGAAAGAAAGGCATGGAAGAAAAAGATGATTGAGTATCAGATAGAGAAAGAGAAAACAACTGATGCAAAAAGAATTAGAGAACTTGATACACTTATTAAAAGGGCATACAACAATCAACAAGTAAGAAAGATTGCATTGAACTCAGCGTATGGTTCTATGGCAAATCAGTGGTTCGCCTTCTTTAGTGTTGACTTAGCAGAGGCAATTACTACTGCTGGTCAGTTAGTGATTAGATGGTCAGAGAAGATAGTTAATCGATATCTTAATGAGATACTACAAACAGAGAATGAAGATTATGTTATTGCAATTGATACCGATTCAATTTATCTCACAATGGACAAGTTTGTTAATACAGTTATGCCAGAAGAAACAGATAAGAATAAGATTATCGATTTCTTATCTAAGGCAGAACATAAGATAGAAGAAGTTTTAGATGAAGGTTTCGAAGAACTCGCAGATTATGTAAACGCATTTCAACAGAAGATGGAAATGGGTAGAGAAGTTATTGCAGATAAGGGTATATGGACTGCAAAGAAAAGATACATTCTTAATGTGCATGACAACGAGGGTGTAAGATTAGAAGAACCTTATCTCAAACTCATGGGTATTGAGACTGCCAAGTCATCTACACCTTTGTGGGTTAGAAGAAGATTAACAGAAGCAATTAAACTTGTAATGACTGGAACAGAACAAGAACTATGGGACTTTGTAGAGACATCAAGAAAAGAGTTTAGAGAATTGCCGCCAGAAGATGTTGCGTTCCCTAGAGGGTGTAGAGGTCTAGTTCAATACGCAGACCCAACACATATCTACGGCAAAGGAACACCGATTCATGTAAGAGGTTCATTGTTATTCAATCATAGACTTAAAGAGATGAACCTTACAAAGAGATATGAACCTATTCTAAATGGGGAGAAGATACACTTTTCATATCTAACTATGCCTAATCCTATCAATGAGAATGTGATATCATTCACCAACTCATTACCAAAAGAGTTCGATTTACATAGATTTGTAGACTACGATATGCAGTTTGACAAATCATTTGTTGAACCACTCAAGAACATTGTCCAATTAATTAATTGGAATGTTGAACCTACTGCTAGTCTAGATACATTCTTTGCATAAATAAAGGTATATGGCATATAGTAAGCAGGTCATTGACAGATTTGAATCTGTTTTAAATGATCCAAAAAAATTCTCGGTGGGAAGTTTTGATCCAAATGATCCTAATGTTGCTACAGGCATGACAGGTGCGCCTGCATGTGGAGATGTAATGAGATTACAAATTAAGCTCGATGAAGAAGAAAGAATCATTGATGTTAAATTTAAAACATATGGGTGTGGAAGTGCAATCGCATCATCTACATTGTTTGTTGATATGCTGAAAGGTAAAACTATTGAAGAGGCAAAACAAGTCAAAGATAAAGATATAGCAAAAGCACTTGAATTGCCACCAATCAAATTGCATTGTTCAGTTCTTGCAGAAGATTCTATAAGACAGGCAATAGTAGATTGGGAACAAAAGAAGGAGCATAGAGCACACAATCATGTATAGATACAAAGTAAATGTAAGTAGAGTAGTGGACGGTGATACAGTCGATGTAGATATCGATTTAGGATTCGGAATGGTCTACAAAAAACAGAGAGTAAGACTATTAGGGATAGATACACCTGAATCCAGAACTCGTGATTTAGTTGAAAAGAAATTTGGAAAGGCTTCCAAATATCATCTACAAGCGATACTAGAACAAGGTGATGTCGAATTAGTTTCTCACGATAAAGGAAAGTTTGGAAGAATACTAGGTAATTTATACACTGGTAGTTCAACTTATTCTATCAATCAACAGATGATAGATGAACACCATGCAGTTCCTTATACCGGAGAGAATAAAGAGTTGGTCGAAGAACAACATATGGCCAATAGAGAAATACTTATACAGAATGGGACAGTGGAGTTGGAGAATGGAACCACATAATATGATGATAACAATTATGGATGTATTCTACATCCTTATGATTATCACAATCTTTGGATTCATTGTTCATCTTGAAACTCAGATGAAACTCATCATTGAAATGATGAAACAAAGGTGGACATATGAGACACTTGAAGATGAGTTCGATACAAAATCTAAATTCGAAAAGTCACTAGACAATCTTGAACAAAAGTAGTATACTGGAAACAGTATAAATAATCTTATATTATGGAGAAGTGAAAAATATGTCATTCATTAAAGACTTAGTGAAAGCATCAGGAAATGAATACGCAGGTATCGTTTCTGATGGTATTGCAGCTGGAGATGTTGACTCATTTATAGATAGTGGGTCTTATATTTTCAATGCATTATTAAGTGGCTCACTTTATGGTGGGTTACCAAAAAACAAAATCACCGCAATCGCAGGTGAATCAGCAACAGGTAAAACCTTCTTCGCATTGGGAATGTGTAAACAATTCTTAGAAGATAATCCTGAAGCTGCTGTTATCTATTTTGAATCCGAATCTGCTCTTAGTAAGCAGATGATTGAAGACAGAGGAATAGATTCAAACAGAGTTGTTATTGTGCCTGTAATAACAGTTCAACAATTCAGAAACCAGGCAATCAATATTCTCGATAGATATCTAGAGACACCAGAGGACGATAGACCTCCTATGATGTTTTGTTTAGATAGTCTTGGTATGTTATCAACTACAAAAGAAATCGAAGATACTGCTGAAGGAAAGGAAACTAAAGACATGACTCGTGCCCAAATTACAAAGGGTGCATTTAGAGTATTAACTCTTAAACTTGGTCGTGCTGGTGTCCCTATGATAGTTACGAACCACACATATGATGTGATTGGTTCTATGTTCCCACAAAAAGAAATGGGTGGTGGTAGTGGCCTTAAGTATGCCGCTAGTTCAATCATCTATCTTTCTCGTAGAAAAGAGAAAGAGGGAAAGGAGATTATAGGAAACATTATTCATTGTAAGAACGCAAAGTCCAGACTTACTGTTGAGAACAGAATGGTCGATGTTAAATTGACATATGATAAAGGACTAGATAGACATTATGGTCTACTAGACCTCGCACTTGCAAGTGGAGTTTTTGAAAAATCTTCAACCAGAGTCAAACTACCAAATGGTAAAACAGAATTTGGTAAAACGATTAATAATAATCCAGAAAAATACTTCACCAAAGAAGTAATGGATTCATTAGAAACAGTAGCTAACCAGTATTTTAGATATGGAAATAACGAGAATAGAACAGACGATATTAAAGAATCTGATACAGAGTGACGAGTTTTCACGGAAGGTAATTCCTTTCCTAAAGCCCGAGTATTTTGTCGATTCATCTGAGCAATTGGTATACAATGAAATTACACATTATTTCGATAAGTATACTAAGAGCCCAACACTCGAAGCACTTCTCATAAACCTAGACAACAATAACTCTACATCAGAGAATATTGTTAAAGGGTCTAAAGAGTTGTTGGGCTCGATGCCTAAAGATGATACACCGTTAGAATGGCTTATAGATGAAACAGAATCGTGGTGCAAAGATAGAGCAATCTATATTGCAGTTATGGATTCTATTGAAGTCTTAGATAAGAAGTCTCAAAGGTCGACAGGCGAAATACCAGAGCTATTAAAGGATGCACTTTCCGTGTCTTTTGACCAACACATTGGTCATGACCAACTTGAAGATGCAGAACAAAGACATGACTTTTATACACATGATGAGGAGAAATTACCGTTTGATTTAGAATACTTTAATAAGATTACAAAGGGTGGTCTTCCTAATAAGACATTGAACATATGTCTTGCAGGAACAGGTGTTGGTAAATCATTATTCATGTGTCATATGGCATCAAGTTCTTTAATGCAGAACAAGAATGTATTGTATATCACATTAGAAATGGCAGAAGAAAGAATTGCAGAGAGAATAGATGCGAACATCATGAATGTTCCTATGAAAGATTTACCAGACTTATCTAAGAAAGAATATGGTAAGAAGATTGGTAGACTTAAGAACAAGACAAAGGGTAAACTTATTGTGAAAGAATACCCAACAGCAGCTGCTCACGCAGGACATTTTAGACATCTATTACAAGAATTAGATATCAAGAAAGATTTTCAACCAGATGTTATCTTCGTTGATTATTTAAACATATGTGCATCTCAGAGAATTAGACCAGGCGCTGGTGCAAACTCATATACATTAGTGAAGAGTATTGCAGAAGAACTTAGAGGCATTGCAGTAGAATATGATGTACCAATTGTGAGTGCAACACAGACCACAAGAAGTGGTTTCAGTTCTACTGATATTGGCCTAGAAGATACATCAGAATCATTTGGTTTACCTGCAACTGCTGACTTAATGTTTGCACTGATTACATCAGAGGAACTTGAAGAGTTAGACCAATTTGTCGTAAAACAATTGAAGAATAGGTACAATGACCCCACGATATTTAAACGATTTGTCATAGGTGTCGATAGGTCCAGAATGAAACTCTATGATGTAGAACAAGAGGCACAGGAAGAATTAGTTGATGGTGAACTATTAGTTGATGATAGTATTCCTGTTGCCGATAGAGCAAGACCATCAAATAAGTTTAACGATTTTAAGGTATAATATGGGAACAAGAGCACACACAAAATTTAGTCACAGAGGTGGCATACAAGCAAGAAGAACAAGAGCGCTTGAAAGATTGAAGAAGATTAAAGAACCTAACAAGAGAGAACTCAAAGAGATTGAAGTTCTAGAAAAGAGGACTACTACAACCTCAGGTTTATATTCATGAAGAAAGTAAGAATAGAAGATATAGGTGGAAAAGTTATCAAAGATACTTCTGAGTATCTATTAAAGGATAATCCTTTTGGTGAACATCTAACTCTTAGTAGCACACAGTTGAGAGCGAATCAGTCTACAACTGGTCATTCACATGATGACCAAGAAGAAGTTTATTATTTCTATAAAGGGATAGGAGATATGGAG